CAGAGATCTACGCTCTTTGGCATCAGGAATTAGAGAAGATATAGAAACCTCCTCTACTGCAATAGACTTGCTTTCAGGATCAAAGCGTAGAGTTTTTACTTTAATATCACCAATACCAATAGCACTGGTAATTTCAGCCATTTGAAGATCCTCTTCAGGAGAGATCCCATCAGGTAGCAGATCATTGATCTGTCCAATTAGTTGACCACGAACCAATCTTGACCCAGCATTATTCAGCTCTCTAACTGCTGCTTCAGTAGGGTAATCTCCAACAGTTACACCAGAATAGATTGCATCAGCAAGATTCATGTACGTTTGCTGTAGACCAGGATCATCAATTCCGTGATTAAGAATTCCTGTCTCTAACTGATCCCTGAGACTACTAATCGTACTTTCTCTTGCCTCTTTATTTAGCTTTCTATCTCTAGCAATTTTCTTTGTACGAAGATCGTTATAAAGAGTTTGCTGACGAGGCTGCAGCTTCATAGCCACAGAAGCCTGAATACGAGGATCTAACTTGGAAAGAGTTGTCTCAAGGTATGATTGGCTAGTAGCCTCAAAGAGACCAAAGTCCAGATCTTCTAATCTATCTGCGTGCCACGCATCCATCTGACCCCATGCAGTTAGAGTGGCGTTATTAGCATTGCGTTGTGATGCAATATTATTCCAGGTCTTATTGTATTCATTATCAAATAATCCAGGATCTCTTCGAGGAATCTGAGATATAAATTCAGCATTAACAGGATTACCATTAGCATCAGCCACATAGCTATTCTCAGTATCAAGAAAAGCCTCCTGATACTTTTGAGTAGGAGTTGTAACAACATCCTGCTCCGCTTGCTGCCTAGCTTTTGTTAATGCTTTCTCCTGAAAGAAATCAGAGAATTGATCTGCTACTTGAGCAAACTGCTGAATACTTCTAGCTGAAGCCTTTAGACTTGTAGCAGGAACAATCCCTACAGGTCTAACTACTGAGGTTTTGTTTACTGCATATCGTTCTAACTTTGCCATTATTTTTTCCTAGCATCTTCAGGTATTTACAGATGCAGCGGGGGCAGGAATTTGCGCCTGTTTCCATTTGGAGTAACCACCAAGCATCGTAGAACCAGCCTGACCATAAGCTGACCACATGGCAGCCTTACCACTCATTTTACTTTCAAATGCACCTAATCCATATTTACGAACATTAGCCAGGCCCATCAATCGAACTCCAGCAATATCCCATTGAGACTCTTCTATATTTTCCTCACGTAAGGCAAGGAATGAAGCGGACTCCCAAGGCTCATATCCTTTGGATGCCGCCAATGCAAGATTGGCACTATTGATTCGATTCATTTCAGCTTCACGAGCTGCTGCATCTTCCAATGCCTGAATCTTAGCCATCTCTTGCTGTTCTTTATATTGCTGTGCTTCAGCTTCCGCTGCTGCTTTGGAATATTTCCCAGCTTGAATAGAGGCGACTGCACTGACAGCAGTGGACACAAGTATTGCTGTAGCTGTAGCCATTAGTATGCTACCTCCATCATTAGTCCTAGTAACGTCATCTCTAGTGGGCATGGACAACTCATTGTTATCTGCCCCTCCTTATCCCATCCTAACAGATAGAATCTGAATCTACCTGTTTTGGCAGTAGGTGGTTTTGATAAATCATCTGTAACATCACGCATAAGTAGTGAGTTACCCTCAACACTAGCAACCATTGAACTATCCAAAACCATATCAACAGCAGATATTCTTTTGGGTAATCCAGTAATCTGTCCATCACTAGCTTGCCAATCCATAGGCATAGTCTTAGCGGTTGCTGTATATTTGAATCCTGCGGTTATTGTATAAGTAGTATATCCACCTGTAAGGGTAATTACTCCACCAGCAGTAGGCGTATACTCTTCAAGATAGAAAGCATTTTTGTGATAATCAGCATGAGAAGTTTGCTCATGATCTGCTACAACAGAGATCTCTTCTTGTGCAAGATGTGTGAATCCTGAAAATGTGGCTGTAGCTGATCCGCTAGTAACAGATTTGGAACAATCCAGCGTCACTGAATCATCTAGTCTCTCCAGGTAATGTTTTGTAACACTATTAATAGTACGCTCTACATAGAGATACAAATTCTCTTCCATAGCTACTACATCTTTAACCAGGCCATCAGTCTCCCACTTAAACCATGCAGAGATATTTTCTGCTCTAGCAGCATGATAGACAAGCAGCGTTCCATCATCATTAACAAAAAAAGCAAACTGTTCAGGTCGTTTTTCCATCCCATAAACTACGGCTGAATCCTTAATGCCATCCTCATCAATAAGATTGGTAGCTATAAGTGAGATTGCGTTAGGAGTATACCCACCCTCAATCTCTTCCCAGCGCATCTCACGAATAACCTTACCCGCCCCTTGAACAAATAGTGTTGCACGATCAAAAGTAACAGGACGTACATCACTTGTTCCATAAGACGCTTGTCTTCGTATATTGAAGTCTGCTGGAATCAAGGGGGAATTTTCAGATTCAGGACAATAGAATTCTGCCTGATCTGTAAATACCTGAAGATGCCCTGCTGATACAAGATGGTTAATGCTATTAACCTGATCTGAGGTAATTGGAGCCTGAATACTATCACTATCCTGCGCAGTACCTACATCAAAAGTAAAGAAGTCTGCTACAGCAGAACTAAACAAATGTGCGGGAAGCTCCTTAGATCCACCAAACCATAGTCTCTGACTATGAAAGATTACGGATCTGGCATATCCTCGTTCATCACTAAACACCTCTTCCTGCCAATCCTTTGTAGCTTCAGGAGTAGCAGTATCAGCTACAGTTGTTACAGTAACTTCAGCACCAGACTCGCCACCTACAGTTAGCTCACTAGCCCCATTAGTCTTGAACTTGGCATTCTTCAGATTAGCAACAGTGATTTGTGTATCGCTATCTACAGATACAATCTCACCCTCTGCCTGAGAATCTGTCTGAGTAACAACCTCGCCTACAACAAATTGGTTACATCCTCCACCAGAAGCAGTTAATGTCTGGTCTGTGAACAGGTCTTCATTTGTTGTAGCACTAACTACAGTAGCAGAAGTGTATCCGGTAATTGTTGCTTGCTGTCCATGAATAGAAACTCTTGCTCCTACATGATCTGTAGTCCAGTGATTAGCTGATGTTGTTAAAGTAATAGACCCCGATGTTCCATTAGCATCAATCGTCACACCACTATCCGCAAACTTATAGAAAGGAGCATACTTCTTTCCAGTATCCCCTGTCTCAAAATCCAGATCAGCTAAAGTAAAAGTAGTGGCCCCTGTACGGGTGAGTTTTTGCATAGCAAAATCCTCATGTACAAGAATCATCACATCACTTCGCTGGGTATAACGAACCTCATAAAGATTGCTTGTAGTCCATGGCACACCAGAAGATATTGTCTGATGCAATGTTCCATCAACCCCATAGATATACATCTTGACGTTAGCCAGAGCAATAATATAAAGCTGAGATTCATTAAAGATAAAAGGAATCAATCTTACTGCTTCAGTTAAGTCCTGAAGATAGACTGTACCTGGTCTTTTCTTAATTCCTCCCTGAACAAGAGGAGAGAAGTTTGTTAGAGTGTCTGCCCCATTAACATACGCTTTCGTATCAGTACGAGAAGCCATTAACGGGTCAAGTTGTCCAGCCGAGAAATTGGTCTGGAAAGTTCTTACCCGTTTCATATTACATCCTGTAATCAGTAATACGTGTCAGATCAACCTTTCTAGTTGTCTGAGCAGAACTATCTACATGCCTTGCCTTTCTAAACTGAAACTCAGCTTTCTCATCGAATAATTGAGCTAAGTCTGGCTGTACTGTTACACCACTTGCCAGCGCAGCAGCCAATCTATATTCAATACCGATCCTGAAATATGGAGGCCATTCAACTACATCTGGCACAAAGATTCCATCAAGAACCACTGTATCAGATGAGCCAGCATCACAGTAAATCATATCGTCATAACGATCATAAGTAATAGGAGCATCACTAACAGTAACAGCTCTTATCATCAATATATCGTTTGGAATTTGGTAGGCAGCATCCCATCGGGAAGATGGAGTTGCTGTTAAACGATTCAATGTTTTCTGTGACATAGCAAATCGCCATGGATATACAGAAAGTTCTGCCTCTACTATCTCATCATAGATAGCATTAAGAACAATGCCCTCGGTTGAATCGTCAGAGAAAGATGTAATTGGAGCAATCCCAATTAAAGCACATGCTTTTTGTGCTACTGCAACCGTACTTGTTGCACCCATAATCTCTCTCCTTAAAGAAGAGGAGAGAGGCTACATGAAGTAACCCCTCCCCACTTTTACTAAGTTCCGTTTACTACAGTTACAGTAGTTGCGCCAGTTGCGCTAGATACTGCAAGCAGATCAACAGAAGTTTGGTCGGTATCGACAGCGATAATTACTGTACCCTGCTCTACTTCCGCATACGCATTATTGAAATAGCCGGAGCCAGCAATAGTTGCGATTGCATCAGTAGTAGTGTAAAGGTACAGAGCCTTATCACCAACATTGATACGCTTAAAGCTAGATGCGCTAAATGCCATGATAGTTCTCCTTATGACTCAGTATGATCTACTTTGTAAACGCCATTGTCGTCAATCAATGCAGCACCTTGAGACATGGAAGCAACGATCAGGTTAGCCTGTTCCTTACCCTGCCAAGTAACATCAATTCCAACTTCGGCTCCAGAAGCAGCACCTACAGCAGATCTATGATATGCAAGTGAGCTACGAACGGATCCAGTTTTACTCAAACCAGAGTGAGTCATGACAAAGAATGACATGAAACGCTTAGCTGAGAATCCTGCACCCTTCCAAGGAAGTTCTGCCTCTGGAACATAATCACGAGAAGCAAACTCGGCAATGCCCATAAGATCAGTCCAGCCTTGAGGAGATACCAAGAAATAACGCTGTCCATCATCAGCAACATCGTTATTACCGAATGCCTCATAAACCGTTTCCAGTTTAGCTTTAGTTACGCCACCAGCATCAGCAGTATCATTAGCAGACCCGTCAAGAGCATCAATAATAAGCTGATCTGACTGACGACCAAGCGCAGCAGAAAGGGATGTGGCAACAGCACCACGCTCGTCATGCTGAATCTTCAGCTCATCCAGCTTATCAACATACTCACCAAGATAGTAGTCGCTCAAAGAAGCCTCTACATTAGTATGTACTAGATTAGCCAGTGGAACCTGGGCATTACGAGATTTGGTAGCAGCAGTGCCAGTACCGATTTTCTGGAAAGTAGTAGACTCACCAGTTATATTTGTCTTGCGACGTACAGTATTAAGAAGTTTGGCCCCCATGCGCTGAAAAGCAAGATGAACCTCACTCTCAAACTGTTTTACAAAGGCCGTATCAATTGTATTAGCCATTACAGTTCTCCATTAAAGTGAAACAAGTTGTCAGCGGTTGTCCTTTACATCTCTAATTCGGTTACCAGGGGGCCGAATCTTTCTTGTAATGGGGCCGTTGTGTGAAGATTAGAGTGTATTTTTTCAAATTGCAACCCTAACCATATAATTTTTGCCACATTTCTGTAACTTTAGTTCGATAACCATCATCCATTTCACCTGGCTTCCAGTATCGAGGATCATCCATCATCGCCCTAATATCATCTTCTGAGTTAGATCCGGTAGATGGTTCTCCCCCGAAGCTGGAAATAGAAGGTTCTCCTTCAATACCAATTAGCTTTTCAAGAACCTGAATTGCATCGGCATTGATAGCAAAATCTGCCATTACATTATATTCATCTTCGGAAAGATTTTTAGAAAGATAAAGATCTACCCGATCAATACGCTCTTGTGCATTATCTCCAAGAGTTTTCATCTCTGCTGCTTTATCAGGAACACCACTAACTAGCATTTCTGTATACTTGTTAATTCCTTCCTGGAACTCATCTTGTGTCATGCCTCTGGCAAAAGCAGTATCTTTCCACCATCCAAGCATAGGATCATCTTCAGCAGTTTGAATCTCCCACCCTTCAGGTAATCCCTCTTTAGGAAATTCATAGGCATATCCATCAATAGATTCAGGCACACCCTCTCTAGGCTTATTAACTTCTGCCTGTAACTCTTCTTTTAATGCAGAAGCACGTTGTCCAAACTTACTTTCAAGTTCAGTATAGGACTTAGCTAACACTTCCACATTAGGAGAAGACTCTTCAGTATTCCAAAACTTCTCAGGTAAATATTCAGGACGTTCTACAACAGCAGGTTCGCCCCCTTCTATAACTGTATCAGTTGTCGTGTCTGTCACGGCTGATTCTCCTTCGCTAGTTTGAGTCGTTGTTCAATGATACCTACGATAAAACGCTGCCCCTCCATATGAATCAGAGAGTTAGCATCTAATCCTGGCCCCATTACACGCTCGATTGAGATAGATCGGAGATATTGCAAAGCATATTCTCCGGCTTTATCAGAGAAGCAGAGAGCAAGAGATTCGTTAATCCTTCTCTCTACTTCTTCAGATCTTTGGATTCCGTCTGGTGAACTTAATTTTATAGTCTTCTTCGATAAATTTTTCTTCATGGCATAAGTTGTTGCATTACATCGGCCATACCACCAGCTTGTTCAGGTGCGGGTTGCATTGCTTGCACCTGTTGAGCTGCCCTCTGTTGTGCGATCCTCCTTGCAGCAGGATCAACAACGATTGACTGAGGAATTTCATACCACTCAGCCAATTGTTTTACTGCTTCATCAGCATTGATAAACTGTGATGCCGCCTCTGGCCCCATCGTATTAGTAATCATGCCAATAAAGTTAGTCAATTGTAGAATATCTTGATTTCTTTGCGCTCTTGCTAATGGAGATTTAGCTACAATCTTCACTTCACGCCCATCCACCTTGGGAATATCTATCCTTCCCTGCTTTTTGAGGATAGAAATTACCCTACGAAGTACAGGATTTACAAACTCAGCTTGCAAGCGACCATAAGCAGAACCAATAATCTCTGCTAGATTAGCCTGTCTTGCAGCCACTTCTGTTGCAGACATTGGAGTTGTATCAGTCTTTCCAAGATCTTGATTATAAAGGGCTTTCCTAATATTATCCTGCATAGCAGAAATAATAAGTTGAGATACATCAAATTTTGCAGGGGATTGTACGCCCTGTAATCCACGAGAATTAGGAGACACGGGAATAATTGTGCCAGGCACAAGATCAATCGTATCTGGATTGATTACCCCATCATCATCCATCTGCCAGATTCCACCAATTGTCATTTGAGCATTCTCAAGCACTAATTGAGTAGTAAGGTTAGCAACCTTGATAGCAGGAAGAGCGTTCATCAAGGGGCCACGACCATAGATCTCACCAGCAGCCTTTGCCCAACGGAAATTCACCCAAGGTCTAGCCCCTTCACCTTTGAATTCACCAGAAACAATTTTAGTCTGGCTTTCAAGATCAATAACACAGTAATAATAAACCTCTTCCTTCTTGTTGCTCCAATCCCTATAAGTAGCATCTATGAGGCTTACCTTGCTATCAGGGTTTCTAATGATGCGATCTTTTAGATCCTGAGATAGTTTAGCTTTAGGCCAGATAGTTTGAATATCTTTGCCTTTTACATTGCGTTCACGGAATACGCCATCAATATCATCGAATGGCCCCGAATCCAGAATGACCTGTGACAAAGGAACAGAGAGGAAATTAACAGGATTCTTCTCATCCCCCTCTTCAATCAACATATTTGCAGTACCTACTGCAATATCAAGGAATGATTCATTGGCTTCTTGAGAGAAGTTGGAATGCTGAATAATCTGACCTACATATTCTGTAATCTCATCCAGTTGTCCTTGTATTTCAGTACGCATCTCATCAGGAATATCTGAACCAGGCTCCAAGCGAAACCAAGTAGCAAAGTTTGGCACAATGCCGTGTTGTAGTCTTGATGCAAACTCCTGAACTCCTACTACTGCTGTCTCATCAAAGATCTTATCCATCCTTGATTGACCAGGAGATTCAAAGAAAAAGCTCTCCCTTAAAGGAAGAGAGTATTCATAGCATTCCTGCCATACATCCAGCCAATTCTGTCTTGCAGACTTAGCTTTACTGTATCGCTGAATAATTTGTTTTGGATTTGCCATAACTTATCCTAAAGTTTCTTCATCCTCAAAGCCTCGATAGCTTCCGAAGAGTCGGCCACGCTTCTCAAGACGAGCTTGTGTTGCCCCTGCACGTTCTTTAGCTTGTGCAACACGTTTTGCTCTAGCCTCTTCTTCACGCCTTTTACGTGACGCTTCAAGTTCTGGATCAGGGGCGGGCGGTTTAGGGCTGCTAAATAAAAATCCCATGTTAACCTCCTAAAGTATCTTTTTCGCCATAACCCTTAAAGCCACCAGAGAGAAGTCCTTTTGCTCCTGCAAGTCTAGCTCTACGCTTCTTTGCTCTAGCTTTTGCTTCTGAACTATCAGCTACTTTTTTAACTACAGGCTCAGGTCTAGGGGCAGGAGGACTATCTTTACCTCCAATAATATCAGCTACGAATCGAACCATTTTTTTGCTCCATCTTGATAAATAATCGTACCCCCACTTCCCATAATCTTCTTAAAAAGTTGGTAGGGAGTTATCACAAAAAAGCCTCTTATAGAGAGTAACCGCTTGATTGCTTCAACACAGTATAGTATAGGAAAAGAAAAAACGGAACCTTTGTTCTTTTTTGGTCTATAGGAAACTATAGTAGTCTCTGGTCTATTCTTTGCCCAAGACATAACGGCTTTAGCTTGCAAGGGATGATAAATCCATAGCTGCAAATGGCTGGAAGTCCAATCAAGCATTATCCAATGATAAGATCCAGGCTGGTATCCAAGAGCAAAACAGTGTCTAAATCCTTTTCTAGTATGTATAGGATAGAGATAATCCCACCACTTTAGTTCTTCACGATCCGTAAAGATCACCATCCAGTCGAATTCTGGCGGCTCGTCTTGTCCCATCCCCGCGGCTTCCCAAAGCCTGATCTCTGATCCCATATACTCCAATTCTTTCTCCCGTTAGATACTCTAGTTGGTCTATTGGCATTAGTCGTAAGATTTCTACCTTCTCCTGCCCCCAGGAATAAGTATTGGATAGCGTCATGTACGTGACTATACTTATTCTTTGTAGGCTTCTCTTCGTATCTAGCCTCTCCTGACACCTGAATCCTTCTATAGTGATAGCCGCCACGGAAACCTTTAATCAAGGTTACGCAACCGCTATCAATCAAGAAGCCAGGCATGCCATCTACTAGCCTATTCATAGCAGCCTGGACTGATTCTATACGCAGAACCGGATCATTAGATGGAGCAGGGACAGCCTTGATCCCATTTGCTCTCAATATCTGGAATGGAGTTACTTCATCTGTTTGCGCTCGGAAGTCACCAGCAGGGTCGCCATAGATATGTAGTTCATTATCTGGGCACACTCTTGAAATCTCATTCCTAAGAAGTTCGGCAAAACGAACAGCTCCCATATCTGTTGTTACTACTTCATGAATCACTGTCCACCTGCCTGACGCAGTACGTTGGGCAAATGCCGCAGCAGGGGTAAGCCCGAAGTCGATCCCAATGTATACATCCGAGTTTGGATCTGTGTGAATCTTCTCTTTGGCTATATGTACTTGCTCGTTGAACATCGGATAGATCGCCTTGCCCTCTTCGATTGTTCCTAGCTTGTTCAGAACATACACGTCTATCCATGATTTGCTCTTTCCCGTAATAATTTTAGGGTAATAGTCGGCAGGAAGATTGTTATAGTTCTCGGCCTTGATATTTCTCCCATACCTAACAACCTCTCCATCCTCATTCTTTACTTCTGTCATCCCTGGAGGCTGAGTATAGAAGTGCCAATCATCAGGCTTAACCATCATCAAGGCATCTTCCCTATTCATATGATCTGGCATAGGAGATTCCCCTGCCATAATAGGCCACCAATGATCGTCTTCAGGGGCATTCGTATCGCAAATAACCCCATACCAACTAGGGCCACCATCTTTCATACTAGGATACCTACCTACACGCATAGTACAGGCATCAACAATAGTCTTAGCAACCTCTCTAGCCTCGTTTACCCACACCCCCGTAAGATCTAGTGAGAGTAATTTTCTTACATCTTCAGGTCTATCAAGGGCCAGGAATAGGACTTCCAGATCTATATCCCCTATTGCTATACGATGTGTATAAGGTACTGACCACATAAACTTCCCGAAGTGTTCTTCAGGAAACCAGTCGATCCATGTCTTAATAGTAGTAGTTTTTAGCTGAGGATTAGTATTTCTAACTATTGCCCACCTGCTTTTCCTCTTGCCATCAGGAGATTTCTTCTGCGATGCAGCCTTACGAAAGATCTCTACACAACAAGATACAGATTTACCGCTACCAACGGGGCCACGGATGCCACGAAAGAAGGAATCATCCTTCATAAACTCCTTAATCGTATCTCCAGAGGGCTTATACTCGAAGTTATATCCCAATCTTGCCACCCATCATTTGGCTGTCGATAAGCTCTTTGAGTCTTCTTTCCATAATCTCTGGCCCCATAGCCTCAATGATCTTGTCTGCCTCCCGATCCGTATAGAACTCCGAGGGGTTGTATTGAAGAAAGACCTTCTTTGCAACTTCTCTGAGGCGGGATAGGTCATCATAGGATAGATTAGTTAAGAAGCTCATTGTTTCACGTGGAACATTATAGGCAGTTAGTCCAGCAACTAATCCAGACCTACCTGTTTCCCAATCTCCAAGTGTCTTTTAACATCTGCATCCATTTCTCTACGGAGAAGCCTTACACGTTCGTAAAACTCGTCATACACAGTATCCGTATTATACCCATACTCTGCATCCACTTCTCTACGGAGAAGCCTTAGACGCTCTTTCTCATATAATTCATCCCCAATATCCGCAGCTCTAGCCTTAGCTCTCTGTCTACGGTATGCGCTCACGTTGGGATCAGTACGTAAAATCCGTGTTATTTCATCATCAAGGTATCTGAGCCGCTTGTCTATATCACGAGGGAATGACTCGAATAAGTCAATGCCATCAAGACCGGCATGACTGTTATAAACGTCGCTACGACCCATCATTTTCCTAACGAGTAGATCTGAGGCTTCTTCGTTCATTTTGCGATAGATTTCGCGATTCTCAGGGGTTAATAGATCAGCTTGCCGCTGATCGGCCTTTATAATAGCCTTTCCTTTAAGCCGACCTAATCGACTAGCTTCATCGAAATCTTTCATGTTTCTAGGCAAGCCTGAATCAGGCATATAAGCCAGCTCTTTTAACCGATCATAATTCTCTGGCCCCATTGCTTGACGTACATCGTACTCATGATCCCAACGACCCACTACAGTATCCTTTCTTCCTACTCCTTTATCGCGACTAGGGAGAATGTTGTCCCATACGTACTCATCCCACTGGGATTCCTCATAAGTCTTAGCTCTCTGTTTACGGTGAAGCCGTGCTATTTCATCCACATCTCCACGAAGAAACGTGCTTCCCTCTGGCCGACTAAGAGGATCCTTTGCATCGTAGATCTCATCTATAATCTTGTCCCACTTGCCAGCAGGAGGTTTGGCGGCTGCTTTAACTGAACTAGCTGCCTTCTTTAATGACTTTGCTGCTGGAATACCAAGAGCCATTGCTGCTGTCCCTACCGCTACATTCTTTCCAAACCGCCTACGAGACTCATCAAACCCAGGATCAAGATAATCAACTACCCCATTCCCTAAATCCCTAGCTTTCTTCGGGCCTCTTAATGCAGTATAGCCGCCACCAAGAGGCATCATTACCTCAGTCCCTATCTGCAAGGACAGATCACCAGCTATATTCCCCGGAGTGCGAGCAAAGTCCTCATACTCAGTAGCCCCTGTAATATCCCTACCATAAGCTCTGCTGGCAGCATCAAACCGCCTAAGATAATCCTGCCTAGGCTTCCCCATCAACACATTACTAATAAACGTATTGGGAGCATCAGCCAGATCCATAACAAACTGAGGCAATGCCATAGCATTAGCCAAACCCTGCCTTACACCATGCTGAACAGCAGTAGTATCAGGAGTATATTGTGAAGCCAACCACTCAGGCTGGGACATACTTCTAGCCTCACCACCTACCTCTAACCGCTCGACAGCTTTATCCCTCGCTGCTTTATGAAGATCCGCCATTTCTACTAGCCCTCATATCCAATTTATCAGTCATATAATCAACCAGACTCTCAACCTCATCTAGCTTCTTACCAATAGTATCCAGATGATTAAAACCATCGTAGTCCTTAGTCAACGTATTTACAACTAAACGCATACGCTTCTTCAAATCAGCTACAGTCGTTATCTCAGACATTTACCTTCTCCTTAAAAAAATATGTTAATGACCTTTTTTAAGACCTGTGTGTGTAGTGGGGAATCACGTGATTACTAAGGAGGAATTTTCACCCCCCCAAGTCAATCTTGATACTTACCTCACCACCAACCGCTACCTGTGAACGATCAGGAGGCTTGTAACCTGCTCTATCTAAAAGGTCTTTTGATGCTTCCAGAGCTACGTAGCCACTGCGATGGTCAACGAGTTCAGTCACTTTTTTTATGGCTGAAACAGCCCCATCAAGTATTTGATCCTGGACTCTCTGATTGATCACATCCTTAACGTGTTGTTTTCTGTATGTTCTATACAACCAAGCCACATCAACTCCCATATGCCTAGCTATCTCAGTCTTCTTCCAGTTTGTTGTCATAAGTAGCTCAATAGCTTCTTCCTGTTGATCACTCAGCACCATACTCTTACCAGATGGTGTAATGACCTTATGGTTATCTCTATTAACTTCCATGAACACAGACTACAGTAACATTATAGATCATGTCAAATATAATGATTCCTGATATTCTTTAGACGAGTTTTAACCCAGTCGGAGATCTCTCTTTCTGTTTATAACCGATGTTCTGCAAGAGGGATCATTGTGTTTGATATGATCATGCTGCTATACAGACAGGTAAGTATCTTTAATTTCGGGGGTGTCCTGACTGCTAACCCCTACTGCACTAGTGAATTATGTTAGTCGATTCGGGTCTTGAAAACTGTAACAAGTAGATGAAGGTCTTAACTTCAACATCAAATCGCAAAGATACTTTTACATAGTTCACGGTAAGTCTAGCACGTATATCAACGAATACACATAAGACTTACTTATAGATAACACCAACCTCATAAGTGTTCCTTTTAGTCACTCTCTGGTTGCGCAGGATAAAGCTCTGCGCTTCCTCTGGCGGGCTGATTATCTCCCTCTTCTATAGTTATATAGCGCAGTATAGTCCCCCCCTCCTCTCTGTATCCTCACATTTAGATCATGGTTTTTAACGCAAATTGTGTGTCGAGCTGCGTCTATCAGAGAAAAACCAGAGTGACTGAACGCTGCGGTTTTTCTACGCTACGCTGTTGCTAGACTTGCTCTCCACAGCATTTGCTCAGCAACGCTTCGCTTTCGATGCCTCATGGCTGGGGACTCCCTCTCTGAATCCTCACATAATGCCACGGACTATTATCCCCACTCGCTAAGGCGAGCGGTGCTAGCCTCAACCGTAAACCACAGGCCCTTCGGGTGATCTAATCCCCTTTGAGACTCCCTGTATCTCTATCTGAGAGGTTTTCTCTCATTACCCTATACTCTGACACCCCTTTCTTGAGATTAGATCATGGTTGACGGTCTCGGTTGCGATGCAATCCATGGCAATAGGTGAGGCGTACAGCGAGGTAGTTGTACATTCATTAAATGTTAATTTATATAGGAGATGTATCATGAATAAAAGAATCATTAGTTCTATCGTAAGCACTGTTAAAGACGCACCTGAGTATTCTCA